TCAACAGGCTGGAGTGAATTTATACAATACTGCTGATGGATCAACTGGAAATAGGACTCTTGCTGCTCGTGGAATGGCGACTGTTTTTTATCAAGCTAATAATGTCGCTTACATCTCAGGTGCAGGGTTGTCATAAATGTACCTACTAACTAACACACACGGAGGTTATTAATTATGAGTCCTATTCAACAAATGCTACTTGGTGCGGGGGCGGGTGCTAAGAAAATATATATAGACGATTTGCTTAGCTCCTATATCTATGTAGGAGAAAATGGTAATACTAATTTTCAAATAAATAATGGGATTGATTTGTCTGGTGAAGGAGGAATGGTATGGATAAAATCTAGAACTGATACTATGGATCATTATTTATTTGATACTGCAAGAGGAACGACAAAATATTTAAAAGCTTCTGAGACTAATCAGGAAACTACTGGATCAGATACTTTAACTTCTTTTAATAGTAATGGTTTTACTTTAAGTGATAACGGTGGAGTTCAATCTCCATCTCGTAATTTTGTTTCTTGGTCATTCAGGAAGGCACCTGGGTTCTTTGATGTTGTTACCTACACAGGGAACGGTGCTGATGATAGAGCCATATCTCATTCATTAGGCAGTGTACCTGGAATGATTATAGTTAAAGCACTAAATGATTCTTCTCCTTGGACTGTTTATCATAGAGAAATTGGAGCTACAAAATACCTAT